TGACTCCGAGGAGTTCGCCGGTCCGCTGCCATAAATCGAGACCTCTTTGTCTCTTGCTTGGGCTTAATGGGATAATTCCTTCAGCTCCGTCTTCGGCTACAATTCCCATGTGCGGTTTTGTTATAATGCCGCCATATGCATGTTCGAGAATACTGCCTTTACCCTTGCTGGTTGTCAGGCCGGTTTCTTTTGAACCTTTCTGGCCCAGGCCCACGAGCCAGTCTTTGAAGCTCTGCCACTTGTCACCAATCCATTCACCGATGCCGCCGAGCTTCTCTCCTACCCATTCCCATGCCTTGGTTGCTCCGGTCTTGATGGGTTCCCATACGTTATTGGAGAACCAGCTGGCTACTCCGGACCACGCCTCGCTTATAGCATTCTTTGCTGCTGTGAATTGCTCTCCCAGCCATGCTCCCGCTGTCTGCGCTGCGGTTTTTACCGGCGTCCATACTGTTTCATCAAACCAGGTGCTTACGGTTCCCCATGTCTCACTTACCCAGGTTTTGGCCTCGTTCCATCTTTCGCTTACCCATGCGCCTGCCGCCTGGGCGCCTGTTTTGACCGGGTTCCATATACTCTCTTCAAACCATGAAGAAAAGTCGGACCAGCGCTCGCCTATCCATGTTCTTGCATCGTTCCAGCGGTCGCTTACCCATTGGCCGGCTGCCTGCGCTGCATTACTTACCGGGGTCCACACGGATTCGTCAAACCAGGCTGAAAAATCAGACCATCTGTCTCCGATCCATGTCTTGGCGTCGTCCCATTTTTGACTTACCCATTCACCTGCAGCTTGTGCCGCGTTGCTTATTGGGGTCCATACGCTCTCATCGAACCATGCGGAGAAATCGCTCCATTTCTCTCCTACCCAGTCTCTTACTTCGCTCCAGGCTCCGGCTGCTATGTTGATGGCCGATATTCCGACGTCTTTTACAGGGGTCCATACCGAAGTGTCGAACCAGTCGCTGAAGCTACTCCATTTGTTGCTTATCCAGTCTCCTGCTGCGTTCCACTTCTCGGCTACCCAGGATCCGGCATTTGAAGCTCCGGTTTTGATGGAGTCCCATGTGTTACTTGCCCATTGCTTGGTGTTTTCCCAGAACTTTGTCAGAGCTCCGTCTTTGTCTGTCGCGTCCGATAGGGCTTTTCCTGCTTTATCTCCGGTGAAAAGTGCGGCCACGCCGCCTACACCGGCGCCTACAAGAGCTCCTACGCCTGTTCCTACTACCGGTACCACAGAACCTATTGCGGCTCCTAACGCTGCACCGGTTCCTACCATGCCTATCTTGGTTCCGCCCTTCCAGTATTCGTCCTTGGCCTCTTTTCCGGTTTTTTTGGTGCCTTGGTATATGTCTATTGCTCCGGCTCCAATGCCAGCCAGGCCGAATGCGCCTCCCAGTACGCTTGAAGCTCCGGCTGCTATGGCTCCGCCGGCAGTTGTTGCTCCACTACCGAGTGCTACGCCGGTCTTGGCCAGGCCGGTTGCTAATGCTCCGCCTGTGACTACATATGTTCCATTGGCCAGTTGCACCGTGTTTAATGCCTTGCCTGCCGCTCCTGCAGCTCCTGGAAGTGCCAACGGTGAACCTCCGGCCGGTGGTAATGCTGGAGGTCTTCCTCCTGTAGGTAGTGATGGGTAACCTCCTATAGGCGAGCCTCCACCTGTCGGGGATCCTCCTCCTGGTCCCTGAATTGTTTTTCCGTAAACATAAACTATCGAGGCTGTAACATACATGGTGTCTGCTGAATAAGCCGATGGTATTCCCGTGGTGTCGGGTGTTCCACTCTTGCTGCCTTTGCCAAAGAGGTTAATTAATCCCTTGCCGCCTTTGCCGATCAGCTTGAAAATTCCGAGTTTTTGAAGCGCCAGTGCTATTGCTCCGGCCGACAGCCAGGATGTACTGGTTGGTTCCTCTCCTCCTGGGAGCAGCGTTCCTGCGTCTTTGAATACGCCCTTTATGGCATTTAGGAGTGCCTCGCCTACCTTCTTGCCGTCAAATCCTTTTTGGAAGCCTTCAGCGAATGAAGCTCCTATGCTGGTTCCGTCCTCTACGGCGCCTTTTGCGTCTATTCCGAGTATGGCCAGCAATCCAGCGGAGAGCGCAGTTCCTATTCCTTCACCGATTTTGCTGGCTTTATCTGCAAGCCAAGCTTTACCGGTTGAATTCCACCATTCGTTGAACGGCTGCGCTATTATCTGGTTCCAGGCTACCTTCAGCTTGGCTCCAAAGGTTTGGTCCTTCCACTCCTGTGAGTTCGTCATGCGCTGTATGCTGCTTCTTAAGTCTTCCACTCTTGCCATTACCCATTTGGAGATATTTTCTCCGGCCTTTTTCCAGGCCTCTCCCCATTCGGCGATGGTATCCTGATTTTCATCTATCCAGTTTGTAAGCCTTTCAAGGCCTGGCTTAATTCCTGCCCATAGGCCTTCTCCCCATTGCCTTAACAGGGAGTTTTGAAGCGTGTCTTTCAGGGTTGAAATCATGCCCTTGGCCGTCCTGGATTGGTTGGCCATCATTCCACCGAAGCGCTTTTCCATGCCTCGCAGCAATGCGTCTATTACCTTCGAGGCCTCTATACTCTCTTTACCGATGTTTGCGATCTGTTCTCCGGTTAGGCCGAGCTCTTCCTGCAGTATTTGGTTGGCTGGTACACCAAGCTCCTGAAGCTGCAGGAGTTCCTCTGCCTGTGCTCGTCCTTTTGCTCTCATCTGGCCGAGTGCTCTCGTTATACGGTCTATTCCTTCAGAACCAGCTCCCAGGCCGCTGGCAGTATCACCTATGGTCTTTAGCATATCCAGCACCTTATCGGCTTCAAATCCGAAGGCCATTAGCAGCTTACTGCTGTTGATCAGTTCCGGAAATTTAAACGGTGTTTTGTTTGCGAACTCTGACGCTTCCTTTAGGAATTTTTCTGCCTTCTCGGCGCTTTTTAGCATGGTTTCAAATGCAATCTGTGTCTGTTCGAAGTCGCCGGCGATTTCCATCGGTTTATAAATGCCGGCAAATGCACCAGTCGCACCAAGTATGGCACCTTGTATGGACGTCGCGAAGTTCCATAGGGCTTTCAACGGCGCCGTGGCCAGGTCGATTACTTTCATCGTAAAGCTGAACGTCTTACCTGCTATGCTGCGTGCTTTTGATGAAACTTTACCGACAATGCTCGACGCCCTATCCAGCGCGTCAAGGACGACCTGGTATTTTGTTCGGTTCATCTGGTTAAGCCGTTCCTGTGTCTTTTGGTTGGCCTTATCAAATCCATTTATCTTCCGCGTTGCCTGGGAGACGCCAGGATCCGTCTTGTCCTCGACACTAATTGGGATCTCGATCCTGAAAACCTCTGCCATTCTTTCCTCCTTTCTCACAAAAAAGAGCCTCCTTGTTCAGGACAGCTCTTTTGCTGTGTATTATTTTTTCCTGTTCCTTATAGCTTTGCTTGTATTTTCAGCCTGTGTTATCCACTGGCAGTTTGATGGTTCATAATCTCCATCATTATCTATGCGATCGATAGTAAGATCATCGCGGTATCCGTTGGACATTGCCCAGTTATAGAAAGCTTGGAAGTCATTCTCCCATTCATCACATACCTTGATACCACGTCCTCCGTATCGATCATAATGCTGTTTATTTGGATTGCTGCATCGTTGTTTCATCCCTCTCCATATCCTATGCAATCTCGTTTGGTAGAGACCATGAGTTGCAAGTAGCGTCTTACGATGACATCCGCAGCTCACAGTTTTTCCTTGTCGAAGGCTATTTCCGTTCACCGTAACTTTATTTCCGCAGTCACAAACACAAACCCACATAGTTTCTTTTCCAGTTTTCGTTCCCTCTTCGATTACAGTAAGCTGACCGAATCTGCGTCCTTTCATTTCGATTTTTCTACAAGTCAGTCTGTTTTCTTCTTGTATGCATCCACAGCTTCTGCAGGTTCCGTTTCGCAGTGTCTTAGTGCTTGGAGTGGACGTATAATTTCCGCAATCGCATTTACATAGCCACCTTACGCGCCCATCGGATGAGCGCCCTGCTTCTTTAATTACTACCAGCCTTCCGAAGCGCTGCCCTGTAAGATCAAGTTTTCTCATTTCATTGCCTCTGCCCATAATCTCATTGCTGCACGAAATCCAGCAAAAAAGTATTCTTTATCGCGCTCATTATGGCTGGCTGAAATAAGTTCCTCTACTTCCAGGTATTCTTTATGAGGAAGCATACTCGATAGGACTTCATGTAAACGAATAGTTTCTTGTGGCATCGGTGCGTGGCTTTGCTCTGCGCAGTAAGCCTCATATAGTTTTTCGATTTGCGACATTCTATCATCCTCCTTGTTTTTCAGCCAGAAGTCTGATAGAATATATTTATCAGCTTCGGCTGGTGGGTGGCACTCGCTTTGTTCTTGACGGGACGGCGGGTGCCATTTTTTATTCTTTTTCTTCTCTTAATACCGTTTCCAAGCCTTTTCTTACCACTTCGGTTCTTGTCATATTGTTCTTTCTGCAATATTCCTTTAATCGATTGTTCATTTCTTCATCGATCCTTGCTTTAACCTCAATGGTTTTAGGCTTATCTAACTTCGGTCTTCCGGTGCGTGGACTCACTTCATCACCTCACTTTCTGTGCCACAATTAAATTATAATTATTGTGCCACAGAAAGTCAAGAGGTTATTCGTCTGTTTCTGAATTATTCTCTTCCTCAAGCTGCACGCGCATGGAGGTTAACATGAAAGCTCTCACTCCTGGCGGTTTGGCCATAACCTCGTCCGGAGGAATGCCCATCCGCTGGAATATGTGATGGAGCAGGGTGGCCATTCCTCCGGCCTTTATTAGTTTTTTATCGTTTCCTCTGCTGTGACTGAATAACCACTGATTTTATCGATGAGCTCAAGCACAGCATCCTTTTCTCCTGCAAGCAGGGTTTTGTCGATGAGGTCGACGCCGTTGAGCACATTGATGGCCTTCCACGCATTCTTGTTGTCCCAGATCTTTGCCCTATCCTCGTCTACAGTTGCCTGATAAATCAGGGCGCTTCTGTACCTTACGGTGTCGGTGTGTTCAGGGAATTTAATTCCGAGCTGTTTGTTCCTGACGTATTTGGTGTACTTCTCTTTGCAGGCCTGGTACTCTTCCTCGCTCAAAGGACGGATGCGGAAGGTAAAGAGAACCACGCCGTTTCTTGCTATCTCGATGGGATGAATGTTGTCTTCCTCGGCCTTGAAGTTTGCAGCTGCCAGCAATCTTTTGAGGATGTCGTCCTCGTATGTCCTTAACTGACCTCTGTTCTCCTCTTCAGTAAGCTCGATCTCTTCGATTTTGGCCTTTTCAATTTTATCGTTTGCCATGATATGATAACCTCCTTAAATTAAAAAATTGGCCGCCCTTGGTGTGCAGGACGGCCTTCGATATTTGGTTATATGCCTGCACGCTTCCATTGCGTATTAGGCGGTTAACAAGCTCTGCAATTCCGGAGGATCGTTGACAAAGAGGCTCCAAGCTCTCTTGATGGTATCTCCCACGGAAAGGTTCTGCAGGTCGATTGTGCCGCTTGGTACGCATTGTCTGTAAATCATGCGCTGTTCGCTTCCATTGCGTCCCTTCACCACGCCTTGGAAATTCCAAGCCGGCATTACTCCGGTCTTCATTCCTTCGAATAGCTCCTGGATGAAGCGTTCATCTGCAATTACTACTTCTGTGAAGGTTAAGGTTACGCCATAAGCCTGGAATACTTCATGCTCTTGTGCGTCTCCCAGCGGCTGGTATTTTGCATTTGTCACATTGACCTGGGTCTGAAATGTTTCAACGGTGGCCAGCATGACGCCCTCATCGTTGTAAAGCGCGCCATCTTTCCCGGTCAATACTTTCCTGGCGTCAATCGGTGCTCTGTTATTTAACATGCCTTATCCTCCTCCCTTAAGATTCAGGCGAAAATCTGAACTTGAAAGTCAGATATGCCTTTTCGATGCTGTCGATATCATCAACAGCAATTACAAACCACGCGCTGTCTCCTGCAGGCGGATTGAGCGGATCTTCGTAAACTGTACCGTCCAGCAGTTTCTTCTCGCCGATCATGGCATTAACTACTCCATGGGCTGCAGCTATGAATGTTGCTCTTCCGTCGCTGTCATTGTTTATCTTGCCGATGAGTGGGTCTGTAGTTGCCACGATCCTTTCGATTAGCTCAAATCTCGTCTTGGTCCTGCGGATTTTCTTCCAGCCTTCATCCTGGTTGCCGCTTGGTGTTACCAGTGTGTTGATGGCGCTCTCGATCCAGACCTGGTCGCTTGCGTTCACTGTAAGAACGATGCAGCCTTTTGCAAGCGCCTTCTCAATCTGGCTATTTGTCAGTGGTTCTGCAAGAGAAGCAAATCCATTCACGACGGTGTGAGTCAGGCTGGTGTTGGAAGGTACGGCCGCTATCATGCCGCCGATCCTGGCTGCCAGCTTGTAACCGTCATAAAGTTTGCCGCTGATGTCATATGCCGGGTTCAATACAAAATGCATTTTCTCGTCGTTAAAAGCTGCGGCATGGTTCATCCTGGTATCAAGGTCCACTTCCTTTGTCTCTGCTACGCAGGCCATCGGAGTGGCGCCGGCGAGGTAGATCCTTTGGATGAAAGACTGAACCAGTGCATGAACAGTCGTGTCCTCTGTGTCTACGCACAGTACGTTCCATTTGCCTGTTTCCAGGACATTGAGTGCTGCGCTGTATTCTGCGTTGGTCACAGTCGGGTTTGTTCCTGCTGTCATTGCTGACTGTGCTACTGCTGCCAGCACCTTGCTTCCGTCGGCTACCTTTTGTGCTGTGAAGTTTTTGCTATTGGCAAATGCTGCAACGAGAGCTGCAGGCTCTCCGTCTCCAGCTATTCCCTTTGTAAATTCCACCTTCTCAAATTCTGTAGTGCCGGAATAAATGATGCATTCGCGCTTGTCATCATTGAGCAGGCTGTCTCTGATGGTTACACTGAACGGACGGTCGCCGACATATTTTGCAGTGATGGTTACCACATTCGCTGCTGCGTTATCTTTCAGGGTGATTGTTGCAGCTGTTCCTCCGGTTCCTGCCCTGACCGCCTTTACTTTGCTGCAGCCTCCATTGAACATCTCTGTGATTGCATCCACGGTGAGTTCTGTTCCAAAGGTAGAAGCTGCTGCGCTGGGGCTGTCAAGTTCTACGAGCTTGTTGAGTGGTCCCCAGTTTGCTCTTATAACTACTGCGCCTATACCGTTTACTGCTCCTGCCGGTGATACTCCGCTGGCATTCTCGTACCTGGTATAGACTCCAGGGCGGACTTTCTTTTCACCTATCGTGAAAACTCCTGCCATGTTACTTGACCTCCTTCGTCATGAAATTTTTTACTATTTTTGCTGCCTCTGTTTTTGTTGCTTTTTCTACGCCTGCCACGCGAAAGGCAGCTATCACGCATTCAGGCATGACCTTTTTACCGAATACCTTTTCTGATGCTGCAGCGAGCTCTTCGGCTGTGTATTCTGGCTCCGGGATTGTCGGTTCCTCGGAGCGGGTTTTTTTAGTGTTATCGCCCATAGAATTACCTCCTATCTTCGTGATCTACATCTATTCTCCGGCCTTCGCCTATTGCGTATAGGCCTTTGTCATGGTGTGAGAGTATTTCGGCCTTCGTAGTATACCGAACTGGACATTTATCCGAAGCTGGCCAGTAAGCAAGTAATTGGCTGCGCTGTCGGCCTTAATACTTCGTATGAACATGGGTGAAGTGTCCAGCATTGTGACCTCTCCCTGGCTTGCCAGCGTATCCACGAGATATTTAAGCCACTGCAGCCTTGCTTCGGCTGTTGGAGCGATTATGTGGCCGGCTATACTCCCATTCATCCATATTACTGTGTTTGTTTCTTGGGCCATTTCCAGAGTCGCAAGCCTGAAATAAAATGCAGGCTTGTTCTCGTCGGCCGTGAAATAATCTGGGAGTTTGTCTCTCCCTATCAATACAGCTGCTGGTTCCCATTCCTTGACAAACTCATTCATGGCCATAATGGGATCCGGATCTGTTGTTTCTTGGCAGGGAAAAGCCAGCACGTCAAAAAGAATGGTTATGCCGATTACATGGGATCCTTTTAGCGTGTTGCTGCTCATTTCGAAGCTGTCCGACCTTGCCCACGCCAGGCAATACGGAGGTTGCCCGGCTGGTTGCATGAATACGTCACATAGAGCACTGCGCACTTCTGGCTCGATCTCTTCCGGAGATATCCCTGCCTCATTGCACCAGATGTTCATGGTCATCAATCCAGAGCTCTGTCTTTCCGGGTTGGCCTGCATGTCCACCACAAAATCAATCCTCGGATACTGCTTTTTGCCTTTCCAGCCTTCGTTCTGGTCTCCGGGAGCTGCCTGGTAGAATATTGCCGGCACATCTTCAAATCTGGCCAGCTTATCTGTTAGGCTTTTGCTGGCAATCAGCCGGTTATAAATCAAGTCTTCCAGTGTCATTGTGCTTCGCCTGCCATGCCTTACGTATTAATCGTCTCCATGTCGGTTGTCCATCGAACCGTCCATTTTCCGGCCTCGACCTCTGAAGCAAGGATTGTGTAGTAGTTTGTGACATTCCCAAGGCCCGGCAAAAATAAAACGGTCAGCTTATCATCGCTCACCGCTGTTATAATTCCGTTCCTGGGCTCATCCCATGTTTCGTGCTTTGCTCTGATGAGGTCTCCTTTGTGCACGCTGGCTTTATCAAACACTTTGCTGATGGTGTCTGTTATTAACGGCATGGCTTCCCTCCTTCCCTTATTTATTCAAATACGGCTCGCTGTAGATTTCTTTAATCTTCGGCTTTGCCGCCTCAATAATTGGTTCCTCGAATGGACGCGGTTCTATAGTCAGGTGGTAAGTGATGGTTTTTGTTCTGCCATTTTTCAGCTTCGTTTCCTTCTGGACCTCGCCGTCAAATCCTTTTTCGAGGATTGGAGCGTATTTCACATCTGTAATAATTGCAGGCCTTACGGTTAAGGTGTTACCTGCTGTTTCTGATCCTGTCCTTGGCTTCCAGCTCAAGCGCAGGTTTCCGGTTCGTGCTGCAGGCGGTTCTCCTGGCGCTGACGCTGTATATCTGCTGCTTGAAAAAGGTCTTTTGTAAACGCGACCTGATCTTTGGCCTCGCAGGACATTAAGTGCTGCATTTCGGAGCTCGTTGGCGGCCCTGAAAGCTCTCGATTTAGCCTCATGGTTGATCTGATCCACCAGCTTATCAATTTCCGGTTTAATCTTGATATTCATGGCCATCGAAGCGTTCCTCCACATAGTAAATCGTCCAAAATCCCAAGGCGCCCGGTTCGTCTACTCCCTGGATGAAGAATATCCTCTCTCCAAAAACCAGGCGGTCTTCCGGTCCTGCCTTGGGTTTTCCTTTCTGAACGATTGTATGACTTATAGGGTGTTGGAGCTGCCGCCACCGCTCTTTTTCCTGGGGCTTTGCCTCGGCCAGGATACCTCTTATTCGCTCTCCAGACTCGCTGTCATAGCTCTTTTTTGCTCTGCCTCGTGAGCTTATAGATGCTCCTTTCTTCTCGACGATAAAGTCTTTATAAAGATTTCCTGGCCTAAGATACATCGCCACCACCTTCCTTTCGGCTGACTGCCGGGTTATCCATCATTCCTTTGTAAAAGTATGAGTCGCCGCTTATCGCGACCGGATTTGCGCTCGGCACGGAATAGTTTCCTATTTCGGCCTTGAGCTCCTTATACATCTCTCGCCATACTTCTACGCGGGCCTGTAGGCCCAGGGAAAGAGGTCCGACATCGGTGTCCACCTCGTAGGAAAATCGCCGGCATATGCTTTCAATGAGCGCCAGCTTGGCTTTTTTCCATTTGTTCGGGTACATCTCCAAAACGGCATTGATTTCCTCATCGGAGAGAGCTGCCGTCTCGGCTCCTCCCTCTACCATGGTGTCGCCAAGCTCGAAGCGCATCCTATCTTTGCCTTTTTCCTTGATCTTCGTTGGGTCATAGGTGTAACTTCTCTCCGCCATTATGCATCACCCTGACCCTTATCCTCCTCGGTGTTGCCATGCTCTTCCTCTCCGCCGGTCTCCATTTGTGCCACCCTTTCCAGGATTGCTGTCTTGACTGTTTTCCTTGTCTCGAGCGCATCAATCAAGATAAGGGTTTCCTCTTTTTCGATTTTGCCCACCTCTTTGGCAGCCTCCTCTGCATTAAGCTGCAGGGTAGCTATAGCTTTTATTATGTCCTCTGGCGTCATTTCGAGCTCAATTAGGCCGCCTTTTGCAGTGATAGGTATAATAATACCCCTTTGCTCCTTTTCGTCGTTTCTGGGCGATTCTGGGGCTTCTCCGGCGGTCTTTTGAAGTTCCTCTACCTTCGCTCTTAAAAATCTGTTTTCTTCCAGTAGAACGTCAACATTCACTGCCGGAACTATAAGCCCTTGTTTAATTAAGACCTTTTCGCGGCTCGGAAGAACGGCTTCAGAAGGAATAGCGTCGCCTTCAGAATAGGCGACGCCTCCAAGTGTACACGCTTTCTTGCAAATGTAACCATAACTGTTACCGTTCATCTATGCCCCTCCTTTTCTTATACGCACTGGTCAAAGTAGATTGCCAAGTCGTCACAAGTTTTCTTCATGTCGGTGGCCATCAAGCCTTCGATGAACTCTGCATGCGTGCCTTTCTCCCCTTCGTACTGATCCAGAGCGATGTATTGACCATTTCCGAGCATATCCCATGTGAAAATGTATCCTGCGCTCGGTTCATCGATGGAAGGATTGTTGGTAGCATAGCAAAGCAGTGCACCGTCGGTTGCACAGACAAACTGCATATCTTCCTGGCCGATTCCACCTGCGTTGTACGTGCTTTCAAGTACCTTTACCTGCTCAATCTGAAGGATTGCAGCCAGTGCTTGAGGTGTAACAATTGCAGGGTTAGCAGTGCTTCCTGTGTACTTCACTCTCTCGACGATGTCAGGGTGGTTCTTTAAAGCGTTGAATGCGTCAACGCCGAGAGCCAGTCTGTTTGGCTTTCTACGGCCGTTCTGCTTGATCTCTTTAATTCTGGCATCGAAGAAGTTCACAGGATCGAAGTTGGCATCGTTGAATTTCAGGAACTGTTTACCTGACGGGTTAGCAGCTACGCCAGTCCATACATTCTGCCATGCTGCAGGTTTAAAGAAGTTCTGTGCAAAAATAAGATCAAGATGAAGCTTCAGCTGCTCTGTAACAAATCTTAC